CAATATGAAAAAAGAGTTATAATCCATCAACTAGCAAATAGCATTCCATCAATTTTTGGCTCGGCATCAATCGCAGTAGGTCCAATTTCTGCTGGTTTCTCGGCCGGCATTGGATTACCATTCGGTGGAAATGTCAATGTAACAACACCAGTATATTCTGTAGAATTGATTAACGCTTTCCCAACAACAATAGGACAAATTGATTTTAATAATGATCAAGACGGACTTATTGAAATGACTGTTCAGATGTCTTACACAAACTGGAAAAAAGTACCATCTGGACAAACACAAATTAGTATCCAATTATAGGAGTGAATTAAATTATGGCATTACCTAAACTAAATAATGCTCCCAAATATGAATTGACGATTCCGTCGTCTCAGAAAAAAGTAATGTATCGACCGTTTTTAGTAAAAGAAGAAAAATCTTTAATGATTGCGGCAGAGAGTGGAGATCAACAGAATGTTTTAAGAACTTTAGTTGAAACAATTAAAGCATGCATTGAAGGTGATATATCAGTCAATAACCTAACATCTTTTGATATCGAATTCATGTTTTTACAATTGAGATCAAAAAGTGTAGGTGAATCTGCTCAAGTAGGATTAAAGTGTAGTGGGTGTTCGGTTACAAATGAGATCTCAATCAATCTCGATAAGATTGCAATTGATATACCAAAGGTACAAAAGAATGTTAAGCTAACTGATGAAATTTCTTTAGATCTTGACTGGCCAACATTCTATGACATCATTGATGCTGGTACACACAGTGATAATGAACCAAATGCAGAACAAGCATTTTCATTGATTCGAAGTTGTTTGAAAGCTGTCAATACAGAAGACGAAAGAATTGTACTAAAAGAAACATCAAAAGAAGAAATACAAGAATTTATCGATTCGATGAGTACAGCACAGTTTCAAAAGATTAGAGAATTTGTTGAAAAGATTCCTAAGCTTTCACATAATGTAAAATTTGATTGTACGAGTTGTGGACATAAGAATGATATAACAATCGAAGGAGTGGCAAATTTTTTATCGTAGCTCTATCTCACGAGAGTCTTGAAGCTTATTACCAAACAAACTTCAATTTAATGACCCACTGGCATTGGGGGCTGACTGAGATAGAGGAAATGATTCCATGGGAAAGAGAGATTTATATCTCTTTATTGATTAACCACTTAAAAGAAGAAAGAGCACGTCAAGAACAAAGGCAACACTAATGGCAAGTTTAGAAATCGTAGTAGAACAGTTAAAGAGTAATGGGCAAAAGAATACTGTACAGTTGACTTCGCTTAATTCATCTGTTCTGAATATGAATAACATGTTAGGAGATCTGACAGACGCTCTTATGATGCAAAGGCTCGATATGCTCGAGATGATGCGTGAAAAGAAAGACACCGCTCCGCCTGCACCTGCACCTGCACCAGCAGGAGATACAAAAGCCGGCACTGGCAATCTAGGATTATTACTAGCAGGATTAGCTGCATTTGCTGGTGGATTTATTGGTGGTATTCTTGACTCGATCAAGAAGATTGCAAATCTTTTAAAATTTGATGCTCTATTTGATCTTATTAAAGGTGCAGTCGGTAGACTGATTACAAATGTCACTAATATCATTAAACGCGTTATCGATCCGATCATCGATGTATTTCGATTATTAAGATCAAAGACTGCAGCTGCAATTGAGGACTCGATTAAAATAATCGATGATATGATTCAGCCTATCAAAAATTTGTTTCAAGCTGGACCAGAATCAAGAATCGGCAAGCTCTTCTCAACAATTATGAAACCGTTTATGTTTCCATTTGAAGGTGTTATCGATGATATCGTAAAACCATTCAAAGGAATTTTCCAAGCAACCGAAGGTCCTAGTGTTGTGTCGAGAATCATCGGTGCAATCACGAAACCATTTACTGCAGTGATGGAACTCGCGGGTAAAGCCGGAGACATGATCAAAACCGCCTTCTCAATCTTTGATGAAGGTAGTGGGTTTATGAAAGTGCTAGGAGGAATCGGAAAAGTAATTGGTAAACTATTCTTTCCTCTTACTATTATCATGACAGCATTTGATACAGTCAAAGGTGCTATTGCTGGATTTGAAAAAGAAGGTATTATTGGTGGTATAAAAGGAGCAGTCGAAGGATTCTTGAATTCTCTTATTGGTGCACCCCTTGACTTATTAAAAGATGCTGCAGCATGGGTAATGAAAAAGCTTGGATTTGACGATTCGGCCGAAGCTCTTCAATCTTTTAGCTTCGGTGACATTATCAAAAATATTGTTTTTTCACCTCTCGAGATATTGAAGAGGGCAGTGAATTCACTGATCGAAGGTATTGCAAAATTCCTTGATGACAGCATTATCCCTGGAACCGGAAAGTTAGCAGCCGGTCTTCGATCATTCAAATTTGAAGAAGGTCAATTGCAGACCGAAGCTGATGCTAATAAAGAAGCCGAAACACGCATTGCCGCGAAGAGGACAAAGGCCGAAGGTGGTGCTACTAAAGAAGCCGAAACAGCGAAGATGACAAAGAGTGGAGAATCTGCAAATCGTGCAGCGATAATTGAAGAAGATACCGCTGCCATATCTCAATCTAAGAGTGCACCAAGTGTTATTGTCAGCGCTCCTTCGAGCGTAAGCACTAGTTCTTCAAACACACAACCGATTCTTTCGGCTACACCTGCCGCTTTAGATTACAGCGATCCTATGCTAGCTGGCTCATAAACGAAAAGAGACCTGCATAACAGATCTCTTTTCTTATTGAGCAGAGCCAACTTATAAATGCTGGATGCATTCTCCTTTATTGTTTTCGTCCCTGACATTAAGGACTATCGGGTCTATTAGGGGACCAACCCATTCTGTTATTTATTCTTTCTAGCTTTTCTGTTTTTAGCATATCTGCGTTCTGTTACACCGTTAAGAATATCTTTTTTACCACGCCGGCGTGCTCGAGCAAATTCACTTTTGCGAATTCTTTCTTCTTTAGAGTCCTTTTCAATTAAAGGTTCTTCTTTATCTGGTAACACATTTTTCTCCATAATATTGGTACTCGGTGAGAGATTCGAACTCCCGACAAACGCGTTATGAGCACGTGGTTCTAACCGCTGAACTAACCGAGTGTAATTGGCGATTCCGAGAGGATTCGAACCCCTGACCGATTGCTTAGAAGGCAATTGCTCTATCCAGCTGAGCTACGGAACCAAAGTGGTTCCAGTGACGGAGTAGTTGAGAGAGGAGCTACGATTACATCACGTCACTGGAAACTGCTTAGTCTTCGTTTGCTAGTCGTGCAAAGTAGGACATTGTATCGTCATCCTCTGTTTGAGGAATTGTTTCTGCAGTCGGCATAGGTGCTGGAGCTGCGGGTTCATTCATTTGAACTTCTTGCTTCATCGTCGGTGCACCCATACTTGCTTCTTCACCAAGAACACGACCTAACTTTGCTTTCAACTCATCATAAGTCTTGTAATTCTTTGGCTCAGTAAACTCATTGAGATCATGCACTTGATTGTATACACTCTCAAGCTTTGTCTCATCTTGGTCATACAGTGGTGATTGACTATCAAACTCAGATTTATCATAATTGCGATAACCTTCTACTTGACGAATTTTAAGTTTGAAATCTGCACCTTCCCAAAAATCAAATGGATTGACTGCTTTTTCATCGGCAAATGATGGTTGCATTACATCCATAATTTTATCAAAGATTTTCTTACCGAACTTATAGAGGAATACTTTTCCTTCATTGTGAGGAGCAGATGGATCCTGAAGAACAAGAATATTCGTTACGTAGTGCAACCGGCGTTTTTGAGTTCGGGCTCTTTCTTTATCTGACTCGATGCCAGAATTCCATAACCGGGAGTTGAGCTCTCCAACTGGATCATTTTGACCAATAGAAGTAAGGCTGTTTTCGATATACCATAGACCGGTTGGTCCTTTGAATCCATGATCCCAATATCTGACCCATGGTAAATCTGAACCTTCTCCGGCTGGCAAGAATCTGAGTACGGCATATCCATTTCCTGCCTTATCTACTGTGGGCTTCCAAATGCGCTCATCGGTGTAAGACTTTTTTTCGCCGCCTCCACCAGTAGCTTCGGCTGCCTGAATGAGTTTAGAGATTTGATCTCGATTACGTTTTAGATTTTCGAATGACATATTTTTTGTATCCTTTGTATGTACTGAAATATTAACTGAATTATTATACCATATTTTTACTGTTTTGTAAATAGGCAATATTATATATTACTTTTTTAATCTGCAAAAGCGCTATCTAAAGTATTACCCTGTGGCAAAAAGTTTAAGGCCATTGCCTCTGCCTCGACTTTGTCCTTAATGACTGGAGATATAAACTTCTTCACGTCTTCTGGCTCAATGTCGTTTTTATCACATACGTGCAATATTGCATCCATATATGAAATTCTTAATTCGCTTACTGTAATTTCAATCAACTTAGCGAATTTACTTTTAGTCAGAAATTGATTTTCAATCGTCATTAATTGCCTCCCATTCAATATCATATCCACCTTTACGATCTGAAACCCAATCTTGTTCTTCTTCATCTGGACCAAGGTATTCCATTAGATCCCAAGCTTCATCATAACGATCATGTGATTGATCTTCTAAAGCTTGCTTTAATTCTTCTTCAGAATTAAAATCTGATTCTTCGATATCTTCTCTTTGAATAATATAGTTTGACATCACCACAACGTTGTGGTATTCACGTTTTTGCATAATCATTATTTGTTCTCCACTCTAAGTAAGATAGTGTCTTCATTAATCCGACCATTTGGTGTAGCTGGTTTTGTTTTAATACCATCTAGAAGCTTAGTTAGCTGTCGCGGTGTGCATCGAGCAACTTCTGGTAGTATATCTAATGGTTTCCGTAACGTGATTGTACGAGATGTTTCTTTATCAAAGTTTTTAATGGTTGTGCCATTAATAATAAACCCCTTTGGATCAAACGTTACATATTCCGTAAGTCTACGATACTTTGTATTGAAAACATAGAGTCGAGTCTTACCAATAATTTGAGCCGGTTGAATCGATACAACCTTAAAGTCTGAATCTTCTTTCTTGTATTTAATCTTTGCAACTTGTTTATCAATAGAAGGAGCCTTTACGACTTTCACTTTCCGTTGAGCTTTTGCTGCAGACTTAATACGATCAAGATCATCAAGCATAGTCTGGCATTCTTTAATGCGGCGGTTGAGTTCAGGTCGTTTCAAATGAGAATAGCCCTCGACGGCTTGTTCACAACGCTTATGATAAGCATCTTCATAATCTAGCAACCATCCCTCAACCACCTGACGTACAGGTATCGTGGCGGATCCACTTAACCCATGTTTACGGAATAAACCATAAACATCAATAGAGGCTTTTTCACTGTCAATCCACTGATCTTCGAGATCTAAAAGATCTTGCATGATAGTGTTATTGATCTTACGCTGCAAGCGTTGCTGAGGAGAGAGGGTGACAACTTTATCGCTGTCATGCTTCGCTTGCAGTTTTTCATAATGTAAAGCTTTTCCTGTTTCAACAAGATTAGCTAGCCTCTTATCAGCAGCACTTTTCCAGTACGCTGATTTATCGGATTCTTCTAGTCCACTATTATACCAAAAGCATGTAGCTGCGGTAGCATAGCTTATTAGAAGTTTCCAATCCGGATTAACAAGAATGAATTGAGTATCTTTCTTGTTAAAATTATTTTTTACATAAGTTTTGATTTGATCAAGTGCCTGTTTCTTTTCAACTTGATTTTGAAAATAGTACTGTACTTCATCAAAGCCTTTGTCAATCGGTGCAGCATTTACACCAACGCGGCGAGTAGCACGTACTGTTTTCTTTTTAGTACTTTTAGGTATAGCCATGATGTCTCTCCTCATCAATCAAAATAATATAGCGAGTCTTTCTAATGAGGGCGCTCTATAATTTCCCACCTGCGTCTTAATTTTTATGAGGTTGCAGGCTTAACCACGTTTATACTCGTTCCTCAATTGTTAGATCTATTCTACCACAGTTTTTAGCAAATGTACACCATAAAATGCACTTTTTTATATTTTTTTTCAGTAACACCTTCTGGTGTGCATTCATAGATAAGTGATGTATAGTTTATCTCTCAATTTAATCTAATGTTGTATCAGACCCAGGACTTTGTGTGCACATTTGAGTTCTAGGACATTGGAAATACTTATCCATAGCTACTGTAAGATCACCTTGGCCCGTCGCGCCTCTTTCGTATATACACATGCGCTCGTCGGTTTCGGGATCTACATATTGTCGTTTTAACCTACAGTTGATAGTATTAGTTACAGTAGGTGGAACTGCTTTACGTCTACACTCCATGGGATCTAAACCTAAGATAGTCTGTGGCCATCGCAACGGATTTGTATTCCATAGAGTGCAATGAGTTTTATCTTCACTACCAGTATATGTACGACCTTCTGCATATGCTGCTGATGAAGATAATGAGAATACAATTATAAGATATTTAAACAACTATAAACTTTCGAATACATCCCAAATTTGCATTGCGATCAAAAGAAGACCGGTGATTACCATCCACAAATTACCATTAGCTAACATAAAATTAGCAATTCCAATTACACCGGGAGCCCAAAATAAAGTTTTTTTCATTTACTAATCCTTTTTCTCATAGAATATATGATTACCAATTACAACATATTCTCTTTTTTCTGATGCCCAATCTGGTTCAACATAGTCTGCATGATACCAAAGAGAATATCCTACTAGATTATCAACGCTATCATTTATTACACCCTGGGCTATAAGCAACGAAGTTTCCCATGCCATTTTATCGATAGGCTCATCAGACTTTCCATCACAATACCAACTGAATTGACATCGATTTTTTATTGGAATGCGTTTATTTGGATCTGCCCAAGACTTTCGGTGATGTCCTTGATAAACAACATCGCACACTTTATCTGGAAAGTGACGAGATTCAACTCTATTCATTACGACTTGAGATACAGCTATCATACCACGAACATCTTGATCCCTTGCTTCGTGATATGCATTCAATGCTAAACAAACCAGAGCTTCTGCAAGCATTACCCTCTCCTCATTTTTGCGTATATTTCTGGATTATCTCCTCTACCGACCGGTACTGTGTTTGACTTGTGAAGTGTGGCAAGCCCGATGATGTATTCGCCTGAATATTCATTCTGTCTAGATTTCCCTTGGACGGGGGTGATGATGTCCGACGTCTTGACGCTGTCACATGTCGTTGAATAGTTCGGAATACTCTTGCCATTTGACTTTTTCTGATTTTTGAGTTGCGATGGATGCACACCATTCTTCATGAGCCATGCATCATGTTTAGCTTGAACTTCCTGCCAGCCAGCTTTACGCTTTTGCTTACGCTTTCTACTATTTATAGAAGAAAGGCCTCTCACAAGATGCATTGTCATTTGTAATACCTTTCATAAAGATACTCGATTTTAGGTAATTCGGGATGCTTATGAATCCACAAACCAGTGTCGGGTTGGAAATGATTTTTAAAGAAGTTGTTCATCTTACGATTAGTCGTCTTAAAAGACGTATCTATTCGTAAAGCCAACTCATCAAAATCAGCATCACTCATAATAGGATTATCTTTGATCTCATATGCATATGCTGCGACCGAGAGTTTAATCCTATTACGAGTTTCACTACAGAACTCAACCATTAGTTCCAGCCTTCTTCAGACTCATAAGAAGTTTGATCAGCTAAACGCTCACCATAATGCTCGGCAAGATACTTTTCGCCATCGGTATACTGATTATGATTTTCATCCATTTTATCGATCATATCATCGAACTTTTTACGCTCAGGCTTATCCACCTCATCAACATACTTACGAACACGAGCTGCACTTGCAGCTAACCGAGCGCGCCTTGCTTTGATCTTAGCAAACCTTTCGGAAGCTTCGCGAATAGCAATCATACGCTCTTCTAGAGTAGAATTTTTTGTAATAACATAATTTGACATTTGTAGCTCCTCAGCTTTTTTCATTTTACTAGTATATTCTACCACAGAAATGCAGCAATGTAAAGGAAAAAGTGCAATATATTTTCCTTTCAAAACAACCACTTACGTTTTTTTTTCTAACCCCAATCTTTACGATCTTCCTCATTGTCATAACCATATTTGTATTCAGCAATTTGAGCTTCAGCTAATTGCTCACGATCAATACGGATACCTTTGCCGGTGCCAGAAGGATAGTAGTGAGGATTAAACGGACGTCCATAATAGCGATCTGCTGAACCGCGATCTTGAGGTGAACCACGCTTTGGAATGTTAGTATATTCAATAGCCATTATGCCACCTCATGATTACAATTAAATTCGGCATATGCCACATTCAAATCGTCCATAGTGCAACAAAGACTTAGCAAATACCGAGCATTGCCCTTTGATGTCAAGCTTGCAATATAGTCAAACAGACCATAGTACTCCATTTGATACTCATACTGCTCGACAGTAGTAATACCCTGCTCTGCCCAATGCGCTGGGTCAGTCACAGTCATGCCGTAATAAGATCCGGGATTTTCGTCCATCCACTTCTTACCTTCAGCATTCTTTGCTTCGATGTGATTCTTAAGGGCAATTTGGTCTTTAGTAAACATAATTTGGCTCCTCTTCCATTTTATAGATCTATTCTACCATAGTTTTCAGCAAATGTAAACAAAAAAATGCACTAAAATATAGTGCATTTTCAATAACTTACGTTTTTTTTATTTAATAGGGATTACCAAGACCATCAATTCCGCTGATAATACGAGGAGCTTTTTCTAACTCTTCATTTAAATGATCAATGCGCTTGTACGATTCTTGGAGTTGTTCCTGTAATTCTTTTATGTTATTCTCTAGTATTTCAATATGGCCTTCTTTGTTTAAAAGTTCACGCCGATAAAGTTCAGTTTCTGATTGCTGATGATCTTTGAATTCTGCCATTGCTTTAATAACACCTCTTGTAGTTCATATGCTTCTTTTTCCCATGGTAAATTCACGTATTCTTCATGACTGCTGTAGAAATTACATTCAGTGAAGAACTCTTTGTAGACTAATTGCTTTACATGCACCATTTCATGGAAAATAGTGGTTGTAAAATCATCGCCAAGACCTAACTTTTTATCGACGTCGATTTGAAATTCTCTAATCCCTATATCCAAACACGTGCCATGATAACCAGTTAATTTCTTCAGACTAATATTTACTTCACATTTTGTAATCCTAGGCATTAAGGATTTCCATGCGAATGAAGCACAATCAAATGCTACTTCTCTTTGTCTTTTACTTCCACCTTCTACGAAAATCATAAGATAAGCACTTTCTATTGAATTTTCATTATAATATATTATATAACAGTTTTAACAGAAAGTAAACAAAAAAAATGATATATTAATTATGCTTCCGAGACATTCATATTTGGGCGGCCGTCAGGTGCCAAAATTGGCTTTGGCTTAATTACTGGTTTTTTTTCATACACTCGAGCTTCAACGTTATCACCGTGCTCAACTTTAAACGCGCCATGGATATGGTGTAAAATAAACTTAGTGTTTGGAAATTCTTTCCACATTTCTGTCCATATTGGTCTCCAGAAATGCGCTAACCTATTTGTGTTTGTGTTTCCTCTATCTGAAGTAAGAACAAGATCTGAAAAACTACGTAAGTTAAAATCAAAAATAGAGTCAAATCCATACATATGGACTTCATCGGCTTTTAATTTATTCGCACAATAGTGAACAGCCATATGGCCACAATTGAAATTAGTGTATCCCAAACCCTTATTTCCATCTGGCGGAACAGCATATTCTGGTAGTGTAGTGTAAAATTCTTTTACCTGCTCAGCATGTGATATATAAAACATTGGATGATCTTCCATCCATTTCTTTGGACGAAAGCCAAGAAGCCACTGACCCGGGACACTAATTTCTTTCCTTGTCATTGCAGCCATAAATTTAAAGTCAACAATTGCTGTGCACCATTTGTCTGGAATCTCAAATGGTGTTTGATTACATGCGATTTTTAGACCTTTTCTCTGTTCTCTTTGAAATAAACCAGCCCAATCACCGTTTCCAATTACATGCGTAACTCTAGCCATTCATCATGCTCCGTATACGATCTTTTCCCTTTTTCCCCGTCCAATGAATAATTTTTGCATTTGTCGCTGGCTGATCATCATTTTCAATTTGAAGTCTTAACCAGTTATATTCATTTGGTAGTGGTTCTATATATGTCAATCTTCCGAGAGGATCGAGCATGCTCTGCAGCGTTTCTTGATCTCCGACATCTGGATTAGTCTCAATTTCTTTTACCCATTTATAAAGGATACGAGGCTTGCCAATAAAGCCAACCACGCCTGAGTTATACCATATATCACCGCCGCCACGTCTTTTACTCCACGGCCTATCTTCGACCATGCCTAGTCTACCTTCGACAAGCTTATCAAAAATACCTTCAATATTACCTCTAACTTCACAATCGGTGTCAAGCCAAACAGTTTTCTTTGCGGGACAGTGCAGCATTGACTTGGGCTTTTTGAACCAGCCTTGTTCTTTTACCTTTGTCATTGTAATAATTGCATGCACATGTGGTTGAATACTAGAAAGATCATTGACTCCAAAGTCTGCAAAGATAAGAGGTACGGTATTATATTTCTTATAGTTTTCGAAAAACCAAGGGAGCATCCACTCTTGAGTATGATCACAACCGGTAAGAAATGCTCTATTAAATAATTTTGTATTGCTCATTATAATTATGCTTTGCTAAGCATCCTGTTTCATTTTGAATAGTTGTGAATGTGTCGACAGCCATACATGCCCATGGGTAGTATTCCTGAAGCCATGGGAAATTGTCGAGGCACATAAAGATGTCTGTAGGACCGCCATGCGTTTTTGCCTTTTTAATTAATTCTTTTGCTCCGTATGGATTGACAATATATCCGTGAGCACCTCCAAAATATTTCTTTTGGACTAGTCCATCAACTCCAAGTTTCATTGGAGTGTTAAATTTTCCATATGAAGGTTTAGAAAATGTCATGACACCTTTAAACGGTGCATTCACTGGAACTTCACCAGTTACTATAGCGTCGTGTTCAAAGATAACAATATTTTTATTGAGTTTTACAGATCTTTCCCATAGAGCATGGTGAGATAAAAATGCTGACATGCAATTCTCTGGTCGAGAATACTTTTCATGAAAGAAAGAAGGTTGAATTCCCTTTGTATGAAGAAGCAAATGCGGATTGTCTTTCGGTGTTGTCGCTGGATGGTGCTCTACGTGCAATCCATATTTCTCTGCAGATTTCATGCATCTCATTCCTGCCTGCACAGATTGCTCGTTATCCATAATTGTAATTACAAAAGCTTCTGTATTCATCTTGTTGTAGTACTTTCTATCCCTTGGATTCCAGTATAATAATGTCTCGTTTGTCCTAATTTAGGAACTAACTGCCTACACATTAAGGCATCATTCGGCCAGCAACCGTGTTCTTTCGTCAAATTAATCATATGTTGTGCACCCTCTGGCTTGATATAATAGCTAGAATTACCAGCAATGCCTTGTGGGATATTATGATTATCAATTTCTGGTGCTCTAACTATATCATTTGTTGATTCTTGAACTACTCTGTCATAGCCACTCGCTAAACGAGTAGCACGTATAGGAGTATTTAGGCCTATAATATTGTAGCGAGATTCTTCAAATTTTTCGATAGGTAAATTCTCACTTGAAAAATAAAGTGCATCATGCTCATTAATGATCATGTGTTCATCGTGCTTTACACATCTTTCCCATAGCATATAGTGAGAAAGAAAACAGCCTATTCTTTTTTTAGGCTCTGCTGTAGGATATGCAGTCATGATTAAGCCAGATTTAAAATCAAATTGTTGTCCTTCCCAAGGCCAAGTCCATTTTAATTTATACTTCTTCATTAGCCGATCTACTTGATCAGGCACGATTGCATCAAATATTACAGGCTTAAGAATCGGTGGCATCGAAAGAATCAATCGATCAGCAGCACGACTAGATTGTTTATTATCTTTTATTCTTATAACATAAGCGTTAATCATTTAAAATCCTAAGTACCGTTCATGGTGTTTATTGATTTCTATACTAATATCTTTCCGCATAAAAACAACATCCATTTGGTTGACGATATTCTTTCTCATTGCGATATGGTGAATTCCAGTAGGCACAAACCCGTATTCATAAAATGTGCTAATATAGTCACTGAATAACGGTGCACCTTCGTTGTATTTCATAATCCCGACTTCACATATTACACCATAAGCACTTTCAAATGTTTCTTTACCGCCGCGTAGAATATCTAATTCTGATCCTTGAGTGTCCATTTTAATAAATTGCGGCAGCGGTAAATCATTCTCTTTTACTAAACTGTCAAGTGTTTTTGTTTTCAATTCAATTGAATTGCCTAGGCTATAGTTTGGTGTTAATTCTTTATAATATCCATTACCAGTATTTTCTTTTCCGGGATTGGCTGTGTAGTAAGTAACTGTTTTGTCATCTTCATATGAAAGAACAGCGTTAAAAAATGTTTGATTTTCTGTATTTGGTAATTGGATTTGGGGATTTGCTTCAAACATACAAAAATGCGAATGAGGTGGAAACAAATTGGAATGCGCATATTTCCAACGACCATCATTAGCACCGATATCATATACAGTTTTTATGTCATAGTTATTTATGCGCAACTGATTGAGGACAACATCGAGTTTGCGATCCATGTTTTCAGGCATTATACGTCTTCTATAATTCCGGCATCCACTAAATCAACATATGTTTCTTCTCTTGACTTGGGTTTATGCCTAATGTGAATCATATTAGCGCTTTCGAGATTCGGTAAATAACTACTATAATCCCATTTTTCGTCTAGATATGTATCCAATTTAAACTTTGCTTTAACACACATAACATGAAACATTCCTTCATCCACGTATGGTCTAGGACTAATCTGCTCAAAGACTTTACGCATAGCTGGATTAATTTGTTTACGCATCAGTTGCCTAAACTCTCGAGGCATTACATAAATTGCACCGGACCAGAGTGGATAATCTTTATTTCCTAGTCTCGGAAATTCACGAATAAAAGCAGGCAATTGAGTTAAACGATGTACATCATCAAATGATGCAATTCCTTCTGCTTCAAATACATTTTCAGTACAAGAAGTTGTAATAAATTTATCTGTGTCAAGAACAACAACAGTATCATATTCATCGTACTCTTCATTGATGCCAGCGCACTTTTGGCATTGACCACGTAGACCTTTTTGGAACGGTTCGCCATCTAAAAGCTTATATTCAGCACCAAGAGATTCTGCATATCGACTAATATTCTTTACACTTTTTTCTACGATAAAGGGTAAACCATTACGCTCTTTCATCTCTTGAATGACTGATGGTCTAAATGGATGGAAGTGCTGCAATATAATATTTTTCATTTTATTTGATTCTTTCTTCGGCCACAATAATGAATAAGCGTTGCTTCGGGGTGTGCTTCCTCTGGTAAATCACAAAATCTATCGTGAGGAATTTCTAATTTATTTTTGTTTTCTAGAGCTTTACTTTTTACAATACAATAGTGCATAATGATCTCATCATTTGGTGGTAAACCATCACTTGACATACTATTATGTATTACTGTGCTATCAAGGGCAGAACGCAGTGCTATACGTTCGTCTCGAGTAAACTTGAGACAATTACCAAAGAACATTGGCTCACCTTGAGTATACAGCTTAGGCCATTTACGACCATTCTTACTTCCAGATACTTCTCTCATTCCCACTTTGTGTAATCTACCAACACCTTCATAATTAAAGATATTGTCAAAATTTTCAGTAAAAAGCATGTCCATATCTAATATTAAGACTGTATCATATTCATCATATTTTTCATTTAATACAAACATTTTCTGAATTACGAGCCAGGGTTTGCTGTTAGTATTAGGAAACCAATCACCCATGGGAAATCCTTGAAGCAATTCATAATCTGCTCCAACTCTTCGAGCATATTCTTCAATGCTATATTTGCATGTTTTAGCCCATGGTTGAAGCCGACCATTCCAATGTTGTAAGATAATATTTTTCACTAGTTTAAATCACCGATATTATTAAACATGTTTGGATCTAAATCTTTGTATGCTTTACCAAATAATTCCATATTTCCTTCAACATACCTATCGAAAAAATTGGTACCCCACTTTTCGTGTAAATTTTCTTTTAAGCTCTTTTCAAGTTCACTCATATCTTCTTTCATTTTATTACCATGAAATTCAACATATATTTTATTAATTAAGTCACTGCACTTGTTTTCAAGCATAATAGGAAGAATGTCATATTCACTCCCTTCGATATCCATTGTTAGGATAACGTAATCATCTTCATTGATATTATCATTAAGCCACCTGCAAACGTCAACACATTCCATTTCTACTATATCGTTTGTAAGTCCTCTTTTTTTATCTTTTCTTGCGGAACCAGACACAGTATTTTTTCCAACGTTAAAGGAAATAACACCATCATACGTTCCTGCACATGCTTTAATATGAGTAATATTTGGAACTTGCTCTTTAACTTTTTCTATATTTTTAAAGCATCTTTCTTCTGGTTCGAAAGCGTATATAACGAAATCTTCAGAATAAATTTTGGATTTCTGAAGAGCAAGAAACTCAGAACCTTTGTTAGAACCTAGACTTACGTAAACTTTTCTGCTCATAAATTCCACTCATTAACTGGAAGATTTACAATTCGATTAATTTTTTCTTTATCAAAATTGTCAGCACCATTCAGTTGGATATGAACAAAGTTGCAATTTTCTTTTCTTAAATCAATGACGGGCCGAGGTTGAGATTTTACGCCTGGATCATAGTGAACAGAACTATTCCATTTATATGGCAAAGTTTTCCAACCAAACTTACAAACTTCGAGCATTGCATGAATATATGGTTGATCACATGTATAAAATGATGGCAAATTGAATGCTTTTGTAAATTTAACATATTTTTCAAAGGGATAGAATTTTTCTCTTGCTTTTTTCATACCATCCTTTGACCATAAAATCATGCCAGAATTGTATACCCTTGGCAATCCAGATGCTGTGCGAGGCATTGTAACTGGCCACTTTTTTTCGACAAGCTCAACCCACTTCTCATCATTTGCGTTATTAATACCTCCACCGATTGTGTATCTTTTTCGAGCTAGTGGCGCATTTACTTCTTCGCAAATACCAACTTCATAATCCTTAATGCTTTCAAATATATTTTCTCCGCAATCATCTCGAGGCACTAGATCACAGTCAGCATACATGACATTATCATAATCTTCGTATGCATATACTGGCTTAAACTTTCCGTAGTTAGCTGTATAAGAACCTAGATCAGTCCTCCATTTTGGATTATGCTCGTATACATATTCGGCGCCAATCTTATCTGCATACTTTTCCATAGCTTCGATACCGGCTAGATTACCAGATCTTTCGTCGCCATCCCAGCACTGATAAATTAAATTTTTCATTTTTTATAAAACCAATCTATATCTGTTTTTTCAAATTTCTTAAAGCCCAACTGAGATAAGATATTTGTTATTTTTGAATCTATTACATTATCTGCTTCAATTTGCAATATCGGAGAATTATTCTTTAATGTTTCTATCATACCTTCTAAAACTGGCGCAGTATATCTTTCAACATCGATTTTAATAAAATCTACATTACTAAATTTATAGCTATCTATAGCTTTGCTAATAACTTCTTTAGGTTCTACTACTCCGAATCTCTTACCTTCGCCCCACCTACTTTTGATTAAAGACTGTGTATCATCATGAACAACTACATTAGATTCTGAATTTTTGCTATTTTCATATATTTGTACTTTACCATCTGTATTTGATGCTGCTACATTCAATGGAATAATATTTTCAAAATCTTTTGTGTTTTCTTCTAATAGATCATATAGGTATGAAATCGGTTCAAAAGAGTATACCGTATCAAATATCTCAGAATATTTAATTGCAGTTGCTCCTATATGAGCTCCGATATCTAAACACACTCGAGTATTTGTCAAATGTGGTGTTATTATTTTTAGCTCTTTTACACCTTTGCTCTCGGCCCATTCTTTACGATATTGATTATGCGAAGGAAGTTTCATTATTTTACCACTTCGGAGAAGTTAAAATATTCTCAGATTTTAAATTGTGGGAGTACATATTAGCAATAAAGTGCACGTCATTAACTAAACCAACGTTGAGTTTGATTGGTTCGAACCCCAAAGACCTAAGTCCTTCATTGCTTACTGCTAAATCATTTTCGGCCAATTCTTTTCGAGGATTATCAATGTATTTGATAACACCGTCATATGATTTAGCACAAAGCTCGGCCAAATCTTTTACTGACATAACTTCGGTTACTTGATTGAAGATTCTAACTCTTTCAGTTTCTGGTGGATTTTCGCAAGCTAGCTGAACGCACCGTGCGGTATCTTGAATATGAATGAATGCTCTTTTCTGACCACCCGTTCCGTATACTGTGATATCATTATTCGTTGCCGCTTGAGAAATGAATCGGTTTAAAACTGTTCCGTAAATTCCATCGTAATCAAATCGATTTACGAGTCTTGGATCCAGCTTAGTTTCTTCGGTTTCTATTCCCCAAACAATCCCTTGATGCAAATCGGTAATTTTCAAACCCCAGTTTTTCTTATAGAACTGAAACAATAATTGATCAATTGATTTTGTCATATGATAAACACTACCGGGATTAGTAGGATAAAGAATATCTACATCCTTTTCGGTAGAGTTGATCTTTACATTGAGATAACCTTCGGGAATATCACCAAAATCTTTGGAATATCCATACACACCCATTGTACCGAGATGAATTAGATGACAATCTGGGCATAGATCAACAATTGCATTAAGAACATTGTGTGTTGTTGTAATATTATTGTCGACAGTGTATCTACGCTCATGTTGACTAATCATAGAATAGGGTGCTGCTCTTTGTTCAGCAAAGTGTACAATAGCATCTGGCTGTAAATCTTGAACAATTTTAGCAAAATGATAAAAGTCTTTTGCTATATCGACATGCCTATAGCTAATATTCCAACCTTGATCATGAGCAGCATGCATTCTTTCATCAATAGAACTAATGTCTGTTAATGAATTGCTATTCAATTCCTTATCGATTTGTCTACGAGATTGATTATCAATAATGTAGACTTCATGGCCTTCTTTTGCAAGCTTTAAAGATGTTGGCCAACCACAAAAGCCATCACCACCTAATACAAAAATTCTCATCTAAAATATTCCACTCCACCGCCATAAGTATCGTAGTCAAAGACTTCATGAATGTCTTTTTCATCGACTTCAACATCAGAATTATGTTCTTCTTGTTCTTTTTCGCTCATTTTTTATCCTAAAGTCTCTATATCATAAAACATCTCACCTAACTCTGACCAATCGCCTTTCCAATTTTTTGGCTTCTTTTGAAAAACAACCATAGCTCTATATGTAGGAATTTTTTCAGCAATACAATGCATTGTTGGACCTTTGTCATGATTTTGGTTAATCTTTAAATTTTTTGCATCTTTTGGGTATATGAGTTTGTTGCTTTCATCGTGCACAACAAAAGTACATTCGCCATGTTTATATACAAGCGGTAACCAATAGTGGTGAAATCGTTTTTGGTCTCCATTATATTTCAGTGTTATTACCACGGTTTTTGTGCCTCTACTACTGCACTATGCAATGCTCTGATTTTACCCTGACTATCTATACCTCTAAAATCTGCAACTCGGCTTTGTTGATACACGTGGTCTCTAGCCATAATAAAACCAAGGCCTTTAAGAGTACCAATAAGTTCATTCTTTCCCCAAACATAGAGATGTTCACCATTTTGATATAGAAGCCCTTGCGCGCATTGTATTCGAATTGGCTTGTCTTCGTAACCCGGCGGACAAAACTTATGCTTTAAAACATAAAAATTATGGTAATGTGCACAGAAATATTCCTCATCTGCAGTTAGTTGCTCATCAGATAAAAGTTTATCGACAAATTCGTGTGGGGGCCAAATCGTGCGGATTGTACCACCCGGCTTAAGTACTCTATACATTTCTTTAAGAAAATCGATTCCTTCACTCTTGTGAAGATGCTCAATAAAGTGCTCCGAATAAACACCATCATAAGTATTATCCGAAATACCTTTCATAGGAAGGTTGCGCATATCGTATTTTTCTACGCCTTTTTCAGGATCTGCAACATCACGCACAGCATCCCAGTTGAGGCCTCTTTTAAATCCAGCTGCAATTTCGAGATATTTTGCCATTTTTCATTCCCTTCCATATTTGAGGCATATTGAATTTATCTCTTGCAAGATAATGATTAATTCTACCATCGGGTAAATTACCGCTTCCCCACTGGTATGGCATTCTATTCCAATGCGTATCAAACTCAAAAACTTTAAATTCTGGTTGACTTAGCTGGAGATTAATATACATTTGTTCAGTATATCTCGTATGCACTACATAATTATCGACAGAAGTAAAGATTTCACGAGCTTTTTCTCGGCCGTGTTTAGTCCATAATTGAAGGCCACCATTGAGATATCGAAATCTTTCTTCTGGATAAAGCTTTGACTTAGGAAACATCCAGTCTTTACCAAATAAATGTTTACCGTACGCAATGATACCACGTTGATAAATTTGTTTGTCCATTACGTTGCGCATCCATCCGGCCGGTGGACCAGTATGAACACCAAGCTCATGCACCATTGCTACATCAGCATCTTGTTCAAAGCTTTCGAAGATATTGTAAGGAGTGGCGACTAACATGTCAAGATCCAGTGTGAGGATATTGTCATATTGTTCGAATTGTTGATCGTAGAAGAGTCTTAAAGAATCAAGGCGAGGATCTAAATGATCGAAGTATCTATCATGACTTAGAATATATTCTGCGCCGCAGTGCTTAGCATACTTCTGAGCGTTTTCGGATCCCGCCTTTGCCCAATCTGGCATTTCAACACCGCCTAAGTCAGCATCGAAAGATTCGTACGGAATGTAGTATTGGAATATTAAGTTTTTCATTACAAATTATATATTCTTATTTTTTCGAAGCAGATTTTCCTTTTACTGCATCAGCACCAAAGAAAGCCGCAACTAACACCGAGATAGAAACAAAATAAGTTGGTGCAATATCACTAATCAGTTGCGCTGCTTTATCTTGTCCCATGATAGTAGTAATCAAAATAATTGCTGGATAGAGTAGCATACCAAACAACGCAAACCAAGTCATTTTTCTCATAGCATCTCTTTGTGCATCTGCATCTTCGAGTTCTTTGCGTTTGAACTCCATGTGCATTTCCAATTCCTGAGCTGAAATATGACCATCGCCATTAGTATCAGCTTCATCTAAGCCTTCAATAGTCTTCCGGAATGACTTTATCTCTTCTTTCGTGGGTTCGGCCATCGTTATACTCCGCTAAAATTATGCTAGCAATTTCTATTGCACGATCATAACCAATGCGCAGACGATTAGACCTAAATCCATTTTCTACGAACCACTGTAAAGTATTTATATCGGATCCAAATACAGGCATATTAAAGTCTGAAGATATATCTTCAAACTCCGATCTTAAATTAAATAATGTAAAAAACATATTATTTTGCAAGTGCATTCTCCAGTTCAACAAACAGATATTCTTTAAGGTCATCTTCATTACACTGGAAGCGGATACCGATACCACCAGCTTTTATCCATCGAGCAATGTTTTCGGGCTTATCATCAATTAGAATGTTTGGCTGACGAGTAAGACTATTTATTGCGTATTTATGCTTATTCGAAGTAAAGATAACATTTTCAACCAGTGGTGGCATATAGCTCTTATCTTCGAGCCATCTGCGTTTCCAGTAAGCCGAGTTGTTATGATCACCTTTAAGTGGAGAAGAACAGATACCCCAATCACCGTTAGTGATATTATTGACAAACTGAATAATTTCACATGAGAGACTAGCACCTGATCTACGAGGACCACGATCTTCTCTAAAGATTGGTAGTTGATAAAAGAAATCAGTGTTAGCAAGTTCTTTAAACTTGATCTCACGATCCTGAATTGACTTCCAATGGTCAACACCATACTTTACTTCGATGCCGCTGAAGAAGTCTGCAATTACGCCATCCATATCAAGATATACTGTCATCCGAAAATTCCTCCTCTAATTCTTTCATCAATATTAAATGCTTCTTCTTCGAGCTCATCGAGTGCTTCGTAGAGTGGATCAATCCACCTACTAGCTCCTCTCGGAGTATGAGAACTGTTAAGAGCTGGTTCTACACAGAGAGCAATTTCTGTACGACATTGATCAATAAACATAATCAGATCGTCAAGCTGTTCCATTTGTTTCAAATGTTCATCATTGTAGAACCGACGTCTTGCCATTATACTACACTTCCGTTTGCAATCAATGAACTCATCATCAAGCGAACCTGCTTCAGGCGGCTCTCCAACTTGCGAATAACTTTTGGATTGTTAGTACTGGCAACTTCTTGCATGATAAATGCAGGAAGCAAACGGCTTTGGCGCTCGATTACAGTGCGCTGATCCTCTACACTTAGGTTTGTTACAAACTGCTTGAACTTTGCATTTGAAGCCATCTTTGACATGTTATTTCCTCTTTCCATTTTATAGATCTATTATACACTATATTTGAGGAAATGTACACTAAAAAGTGCACTTTTTTATTTAATTAAAATAAAGGCTTACGTTTTTTATCCATGAAACATCTTACGCCTATTATATTCATCACGAGTTTCGATCATTTTATCGATCCAAGCATCTCGTGTTTCCTTGTACATGACTGGATGAAAGTCATCTACATCCATAACAATTCGTGTTTGTTGGACAGCCATACCGGTACGTTCTTCCCACATGACAGCATATGCAGCTAGTTGCATAAAGTAGTTACCAATATTTGCTTTTTTCTTAGGACGTCGAGAAGTCTTCCAATCAACGATTGTAGGTACACCATCCCATTCGCAAATACAATCACATGTACCGGCTAGTTGTAAATGGTCAGAATACAATGGAACTTCTTGCCCATAGATTTTAGTGACATGCTTATCAAGCAGTGGACGAAGATTCTCGAGAGATTGAACGACGTGCGGAAGAAATTCGTTGCGACATTCGGGTTCATTCCTTAAATATTTTTCGATTAGTGAATGTACTTGAGTACCACGATTAGCAGCACGTTGACCGATACGGTTGGCTTCTTCTTCACCTACTCGTTTACGCCATTTTGCAATTGATTCTTCACTTAAGATACTAAGAACAGTAGTAACACTAGGATAGGCATTACCATCCAGGGTAAGATATCTCCTTCCGTCAGGACTATCTGTTCGATCCAAGCTTTCATATCCCATATCAATTTTTTCATGGATAAACTCCATCATCATTTCCAATCGTTGTTTTATTAAATAATAGTATTATTATAAACCATTTTGCG